ATGGCCGAGATGCAAAAAAAGATAATCAAAGAAGAGGCTGAGCGTTTAGAAGGTATGGCGGAGTGGAAAGCCCGTGTATTAGGAATTAGCAAAGACGATGCAATTTGAATGTAAAGAATGTGGCAAAGAGTTTAGTAGTCAACGCAGCCTACACACTCACCTTAAGGCTCATGATATGTTCATGGGTGAATACTACGTCAAGAACTACCCACGCCATGATAAGTTGACGGGCAAGCCTATAGAATTCAAGAGTGTAAAGCAGTATTTTTCATCCAATTTTAATCGCCCTGCAAACATGTTAAAGTGGTGCAATACAGCACCAAAACATGAGGCAAAGGAGTTTGTATTGGAAGAGCTTAAAAAAAGACTTGAGGAAAAGGAACTTAGCCTAGCTCCATCTAGTCTATATCTAAAAACTGCTAAACTCCCTACCCTTGATATCATCAAGGATCTATTTGGCAGTTATGGTCTTTTGTGTAAAGAGCTAGGGGTGGAGCCAGCGTATAAGGAGAAATTGTGCGATGAATTTTTTGAGGATTATAATGATGCAGATATCTGTATTGACACTAGGGAGAACAAACCCTTGAAGTTCAGCAAATCTCAGAGCATGAAGTTAGATTTTGGGGATTACACATTAACCCCCAATACATATACTTTCACACATGTAGAGAGAAAATCCTTTAATGACTTCGCTACCACTGTCACCAATGGACATGATAGGTTTCTCAGGGAGCTTGATCGGTGCAAAAGTGTTGGATGTTATATGTTTATTGTAGTCGAAACCAACTTCAGTAAACTTGGGAAGACTAACAATTTCGCATACAAAAGGTTCAATCTTGATTATGTGTTTAATAAGATGAGGAGTATCGAAGCCCAATACGCTGACTGCTGCCAGTTTGTATTTAGCGGGTCTAGGAAAGATAGTCAGGAACTTATACCAAAAATTCTTTGTTTAGGCAAGAAGTTATGGAGAGTTGACCTGCAGTACTTTTGGAATAAAATTTTAGAAAAAAATGAGTTGGACAGAGGGGAACCAGAAACTATACAAGAAGTTTCAGAACATAAACCAAGAAATACTTTCAAAAGAAGGTTATATCGAAGAAGGCGAGGCTAAGCTTCTTTTATATAAGTTTCTCAGGGAGAATCCGTCTTTTACATCCGAATTATTCACAGGTGTAAAATTATTTCCGTTTCAGCATATGGCTATTAAGTCCATGATGGAAACTGACTACTTCTTAGGGATATGGAGTCGGGGTATGAGTAAATCATTCTCTACTGCTGTATTTGCCATACTCGATGCTATAATGAACCAAGGTGTTCAAATAGGTATTATCTCCAAGTCTTTTCGGCAATCTAAGATGATCTTCAAGAAGATAGAGGATATCGCAAAAAGCCCAAAGGCTGAATTTTTATCTCAGTGTATCACAAGGACATCGAAGATGAATGATGAATGGGTTATGGAGATAGGCACTAGCAGTATCAGAGCCTTGCCGTTAGGCGATGGCGAAAAGCTTCGTGGTTTCCGTTTTCAAAGGATGATTATCGACGAGCTTCTCCTCATGCCTGAGAAAATATACAATGAGGTTATTATGCCATTCCTATCTGTTGTCGAAAACCCCACAGAAAGGCAGGAGGTATACGACCTTGAAACAAAGATGATAGAGGAAGGGGAGATGGTTGAAGACGAAAGGACCCGTTGGCCAAACAACAAAATTATAGGTTTGTCCTCCGCATCTTACAAGTTTGAGTATTTGTTTAAGCTTTATCAGCAGTATGAAAATTTAATTCTGAATGAAAATAAACAAGATGGCGCTCACAGAGTGATTATGCATTTTAGTTACGATTGTGCGCCTGCTCAGTTGTACGACCAAAACTTAATCAATCAATCCAAATCAACAATGAGCCAAGCTCAGTTCGACCGGGAGTTTGGAGCTTTGTTCACTGATGACAGTTCAGGGTATTTCAAAGTGAGTAAAATGGCGGGTTGTACTTTACCAGATGGAGAAGGTCAGTGCGTTGAGGTTGTAGGCGACCCTAAGTCCAAATACATACTGGCATTTGACCCTTCTTGGTCCGAGAGTGAAAGCTCAGACGATTTTGCGATGCTTTTGGTAAAGGTTCACCCAGAGACCCGCAAAGGGACTGTAGTGCATAGCTACGCCCTTTCTGGGACTAGTCTGCAAAACCACATAAAATACATGGCTTACTTACTGATGAACTTTAACATAGAAATGGTTGTGGGTGACTACAATGGAGGTCTGCAGTTTCTTAATGCATGCAATGAAAGTGGCACATTCAAAAGGTTGAACCTAAATATGGGCCAAGTTGATGCTGAGTTAGACAATCAAAAGGAGTATGTTAAAAACTTACGTAAATTAAAAAATAATATAAATAAAAAAGAAAGGAAGTTCGTATTTCTCAGAAAACCTAGTTCTGTTTGGATTAGATTTGCTAACGAGAATCTACAAGCCGCATTCGATCATAAGCGCTTGTACTTTTCTGGTGCCGCCATGGATGACAACTACAACATGCAGAGGAAGGCTAATATCCCCATAGATAAACTGAAGTTTTTAAGGAATCAAGATATGGAAGAAAAAAACAAAGGGGCTAGGATGATTGATTTCGTAGAACACCAAAGAGATATGATGGACCTCATAAAAGTTCAATGCGCCTTGGTGCAAGTCACAACTTCCCCACAAGGGACCCAAAGTTTTGATCTCCCTCCAAACCTACGGAAACAGAAAGGGGCTGACAAGGCAAGGAAGGACTCCTATTCCGCAGTGGTTCTAGGGAATTGGGGCATGAATGTTTATTTCGATATGCTTGAAGATAAAGGTGACGATGTGCAAACGACTTTCACCCCAATGTTTATTTCTTAACTTTTAAAAGTTAGAAAGTTACTTTGTGTGTAATATAATATTGTAATGGCGAGGAAATATAAAAAGAAATCAGATTACTGGCAGAAGTTTAACAAAGAACAGAGTCTTTCGGATTTGGTGCAGCCAAGTCAGCCAGAAGAGTCTTACTCACCGGATCTAGTAGGGGAGGCGTTTTACACATCTGACGCTTCTTATGGTCATGTTTCAAAAGCTAGAACAAATAGCACACCAACAAATAGAGCCACCAGAGTAAATGCCGCTGCTGTAAGAACTACGATAGATAGGTTCTCCAGTATTCGGAAAGGTTTACTGCCGTATGAGTATGCAAGTGACGGAGTGCATGTGCGTGAGGGCATAGAGCTTTGCCAGAAGGCATACGCTAATGTGGCAGTATTCAGGAATGCTATAGACATCATGTCTGAGTTCGCCAATACCGATGTCTACCTTGAAGGTGGTACGAAGAAGAGCCGGGAGTTCTTCACAGAGTTTTTCAAAAGAGTTAACTTAATAAACCTCAAGGACCAATATTTTCGTGAATATTACCGCAGTGGCAACATATTCATATACCGTTTTGACGGCGAGTTTAAAGCTGATGATTATGCTAGGCTTATGAACCAAGTAGGTGCTATAAACCCTAGCGCCAACAAAATACCTGTCAAGTATGCTGTACTAAACCCATTTGATATAGTCGCTAAAAGAGCTTCTACTTTTAACATTGGAGCCTATGAGAAAGTCCTTTCTGAGTATGAGCTTTCTAGACTTCAGAACCCTCAAACAGAAGAAGACCAGCAAATTTATGACTCATTGGACGAAGATCTAAAAAAGGTAGTAGATGATGGAGGTTACTACACAGACGGCGTTAAGATCAAGCTAGATCCGCAACGCCTGAGCTTTTCCTTCTACAAAAAACAAGATTACGAGCCATTCGCAATTCCATTCGGGTATCCAGTCCTAGAGGATATCAATGCTAAGCTTGAGCTTAAGAAGATGGACCAAGCCATCACTCGTACTGTTGAAAATGTAATTCTCCTCATCACCATGGGGGCTGAACCAGAAAAGGGCGGTATTAATGGGAACAACATCAACGCTATTCAAAACTTATTTAAGAACGAATCAGTAGGTCGTGTTTTGGTATCTGACTATACAACCAAAGCAGACTTCGTGATTCCAGACCTTAATAAGGTGCTTGGACCTGCTAAGTATGAAATACTTAATCAAGATATTAAGCAAGGTTTACAGAATATTGTCTTAGGTGAAGAGAAGTATAATTCAACACAAGTAAAGGCCCAGATATTTATAGACAGGCTCCAAGAGGCACGGCAATCATTCATGAACGACTTTTTGCAGAAAGAGGTTAAGAGAATCGCCAAGAGTCTTGGTTTCAAATCTTACCCTACCGTTTGCATGAAAGATGTTGACATGCGTGACGAGGTACAGCTTATGCGTGTAGCTACTAGACTTATGGAAGTTGGAGTACTTACTCCTCAACAAGGCATGGATATGTTCCACACAGGGAGGTTCCCCAACTCTGAAGACATCGCCCCTGCACAAAAAGACTTTGTAGAAAAAAGAAAGGAGGGTTACTACAATCCTATTGTAGGAGGTGTGCCTATGATTGAAGACGAGGTCTCTGTAGACCCAAAAACTAATAGCACTCCCAAGGCTGCTGGTAGGCCCAATGATACCACAACGACAGAAGCTAACTATTCCCGTTCAAACATCCAAACTACCATATATGAAGTAGAGGCGCTTATTTCACAAGCCAAGGGTCAAA